ATGGAAAGAAAATCAAAAGGACTTACCGCCAAGGAAAAAATTTTTTGCAATTGTTTTGTAAGCTGCGGAAGTGCTGACGAGGCGGCTTATAACGCAGGCTTTGTCAGAAATCCCAAGAGGAGCGGAGAAGAGCTTTTGTGCAGAGAAGATATTGCCGATGAAATTAAAAGGCTCGGCAAATGCCGCACAAGTTCGCTTTCGGAGATTGCCACCGTGGGTTACAGAAGGCTTGCTTTTGGCAAAATTTCTGACGCCGTGTCGCTTTTATATATGGAAAATCCGTCAAGGGAACAGCTTGAGCATATGGATTTGTTTTTGGTTTCAGAAATAAAAAGACCAAAGGACGGTTCTATGGAAATCAAATTTTTTGACAGGCTCAAAGCACTTGAAAAGCTGACAGACGACAGCGAAAAAGAGGACAGAGCAATTCCTTTTTATGACGCTATTGCCAAGGGAGCGGAGGCATTGAGAAGTGAAACCGATGAAAGTTGATACTTTTTCAAAACAACAGCTTAAGGTGCTTTCGTGGTGGTGCAAGGAGAGCCGATACAAAAATTACGACGCAATCATCTGTGACGGTGCAGTGCGTTCGGGCAAAACTTTCTGTATGAGCATTTCGTTTTTTGCGTGGAGCTTTTACAGCTTTGCAAATTCGGATTTTGCCCTCTGCGGAAAGACTATTCGCTCTCTGCGCAGAAATATGGTAACTCCGATAATTCCCGTGCTTAAAAGCCTCGGATTTGAGTGCAGTGAGCAAATTTCAAAAAATTTACTTATCGTGCGCTACGGCGATATTGAAAACAGGTTTTACCTTTTTGGAGGTAAGGACGAGTCCTCTGCCTCTCTCATTCAGGGTATGACACTTTGCGGTGTGCTTTTTGACGAAGTGGCGCTTATGCCCCGTTCATTTGTGGAGCAGGCGCTTGCAAGATGTTCGGTAAACGGTTCAAAGTTTTGGTTTAACTGCAATCCCGAATATCCCCGTCACTGGTTCTACACCGAGTGGATTCGGAAAGCCGACAGCAAAAATGCGTTATACCTGCATTTTACAATGGAGGACAATCCGTCGCTTTCAAAAGAGGTGCGCCAAAGGTACGAGGGCTTGTATTCAGGCGTGTTTTATCAGCGATTTGTGCTCGGCAGATGGGTTGCGGTGCACGGTGCGGTGTATCCGTTTATGGACGATGAAAAAATGTACTGCGAAGTGCCCGATGTCGGTTTTGACGATTTTGCGGTTTCGTGCGATTACGGTACGGTAAACCCTGCGTCATTCGGTTTGTGGGGTGAAAAAAATTCCGTATGGTATCGAATTAAGGAGTATTATTTTGATTCCCGCAGAGAGGGTTATCAACGCACCGACGAGGAGCATTACGCAAAACTCGAAGAGCTTGTCGGCAACAGAAAAGTAAGTCGGGTAGTAGTTGACCCGTCAGCCGCAAGTTTTATTGAGGTAATACGCAGACATAAAAGATTTAATGCAGTGCCCGCCGAAAACAATGTTGTAAACGGTATTCGGCTTGTAAGTCAGGCACTCAAGGACGGCAGAATAAAAATCTGCTCAACCTGCAAAGACGCAAGGAGAGAATTTGCACTTTACAGGTGGGACACAAAAAACGGCGCAGATGTGCCGATTAAGGAGAATGACCATTCAATGGATGATATAAGGTATTTTACGGCGTCAATATCGACAGGCAAAAAGGGCTTTTCGGTATTTGCCCTTAGGCGATAGGAGGTGTTAGATTGAATTTGTTTTCACGCAAAAAGAAAGAGAGCAAGGGCACGGTTGTGCAGACCGCACAGAGGAAAATCAATTCCCCTCTTGCAATGTTTTCGGATGTGAGCAGTACGGCTGCGGAGCGTGAATTGTTCAGAAATCTGCGAAAATCAGTCCCGGTAATAGATGCGGCAATATGTAAGCTGATACGCTTGCTCGGTACTTTTACCGTTACGGCAAAAAACAGCCGCTGTCAGCAGATTATTGATGATTTTATGAGCAATGTATGCACAAACGGCACAGGCACTGGCATTAACGGCTTTGTGTATTCGTATATGGAGTCACTTTTGACTTACGGCGAGGCTGTGGGCGAAATGGTGCTTTCCCGTGACGGAAAAAGAGTTGTCGCACTTTACAATGCAAGTGTTGACGATATTGAGATACAGGAGGGCAGTTCACCGCTTGACCTTGTGATTTGCACAAAAAACGACGGAATAATTACCCCGGTTAAGTATTCAAACCTTGTGTTTGCCACTCTGTTAAATCCCGAACCCGGCACTGTCAGAGGCAGTTCGCTTTTAAAAGGTTTGCCGTTTGTAAGTTCGGTGCTTTTAAAGATTTTTGAGTCAATCAAAACCAACTGGGAAAGGGTAGGCAATGTGCGTTTTGCGGTTACTTGCAAACCGTCCGACAACACTGTATTTACAGAGGACAGCGCAAGACTTATTGCAGACGAATGGAGCAAGGCTATGCGCAGTGAAAGCGTGTGCGACTTTGTTTCGGTGGGTGATGTATCGGTAAAAGTAATCGGTGCGGAAAATCAGATTCCCGATTGCGATGTGCCGATTAAGCATCTGCTTGAGCAGATTGTTGCAAAACTCGGTTTGCCGCCGTTTTTACTCGGCTTTTCGTGGTCAAGCACGGAGAGAATGAGTGAACAGCAGGCGGATATTCTTACAAGTGAGCTTGAATATTACAGAACATTGCTCAACCCGATTATCACCAAAGTTATAAGAACTGTGTTAAGGCTTGAGGGTTACACCAACGGTTTTGCGGTTGAATGGGACGACATTAATATGCAGGATGCGGTTCAGCTTTCAAACGCAAGACTTAACAATGCAAGGGCAGAACAGATTGAATTTGAAACAGGTAAGGTGAAAAATGACAGGAGAGATTAAAAAGGAAATTAATGCGGTGACAGACAGCACAACCGCCGAGGTTACCGATAAGGAATTGGAGCTTATCAATGCGTATTCACGCAGAAAGCTGACAAAGGACGAGGTATATGTTTTCGGTGTGGTTTTGTGCGACAACGATATTGACCGTGACAACGAGCGTTTTACCGTGGAGTCGCTTTTTGAACTTGAAAAACTTTTTGTAGGCAAGACGGGTATTTTTGACCACTCGCCGACAGCCAAAAACCAGACGGCAAGAATTTTTGCCTGTGCGGTTGAAAGCGTTGACGGCAGAAAAACGGCAACGGGTGATGATTATTTCAGACTTACCGCAAGGGCATATATTCCGAAAACCAAGGGTAACGATGAGATTATTCAGGCGATTGACAGCGGTATTTTAAAGGAAGTAAGCATAGGCTGTGCCGCAGGTGAAGTAAAATGCAGTGTTTGCGGCGAAAGCCTTAATCACTGCTCGCACATAAAGGGCGAGACCTACGGCGGCAGAAAGTGTTACGGCGAGCTTTGCGGTATTTATGACGCTTACGAATGGAGTTTTGTTGCCGTGCCTGCACAAAGAAGTGCGGGAGTTATTAAAAGTTTTAAGGGAAAGGAAATGAAGATGGAAGAAATTTTAAAGAGCATTTACACCGAAAAGGATATTAATTTAAGCGGTGAAGAGTGCAAAAAACTTTGCTCGTACATAGATGAGCTTAAGAAAAGTGCCGCCGACGGAGTATATTACCGTGACAGCCTTACTTCGGAAGTGCTTAGATTATCGGCTGTTGTTCAGCCTGATATTTCAAGAGAAACTATGGAGAGCGTTGCAAAGAGTATGAGCGTTGTTCAGCTTAAGGAATTTAAAAATGCTTTTGAAAAAAGGGCGGACAGCATTTTGCCGTCGGTTCCCCAGCTTTACAAACAGAAGAACGATATTACAGCCGAATCAAACGGCAATTTTAAAATATAACGGAGGTTTTAATTATGAATGTAAATTTTAACGGTTATGACGAAAATGTGCTTACTTTTGAGGCAGGCACCAATCTTAAAACAGCGGGTGTTCCTGTAAAAATGACTGATGACGGCAAGGTAACGGCTTGCACAAGCGGAGAAGTATTCTGCGGTATTTGCCTTTCGTTGAGAGGCGGTTATGCAACGGTTCAGCTTAAGGGCTATGTTACAATGCCCGCCAAATCAAAAATCACAGTGGGTTACAAGAAGCTTGCTGCGGGTGAGGGTTCTGCAGTGGCATCATCAACAACAGGCAGAGAGTATCTTGTGTTAAATTCAACAGCCGACTCGGTTGGCTTTATTCTTTAAGGAGGTAAAATTTATGGCAAATTTTGAAAACATTACAATTGAAAAGGGAATGTATCAGCAGAAGGGCAAGACACTTACAGATGTACTTGAAACTCTTGACCCGTCGGAAAACTATAAGGGTACGGCGCTTTCAAATCTTGACGCTTTTTCAAGACAGCTCAAGCGTTTTGACATTAAGGTGAACGGCAGCGGCAGTGACTGTGTGGAAAAATTCTTCCAATCCTCGGATTCGGCGGCACTTTTCCCCGAA